TTTTGCCCCCGATGGAAGGTTCATTCTTACCTGACGAGAGGGCATCTTAGCTAATTCATGTCGGGATAAAGCCTTCATCTGGCGATTTCGGGGTCCCGTACTACGACGCTTATCATCTTTTACCGGACGATACATGCTATGTTTAGAATCACGAGTGGTGGTGTTCCCGTCGTCATCTTTAAAAACTGTGGGTGGTATATCATCTCGTTTCATGCCCGGTGACGCTAAAAGAACATCCTCTTCACCGCCTTCTTCGGGCTCCGGACTATCAAGCCCTCCTTCCAACTCGCCCCCCAGGTCATCGCCCAAGTCGTCACCAAAATCGCCTCCCATTTCGCCGCCGAGATCATCACCTAAATCTCCCCCACCCAGAGGGGCGGGAGTCCCACTAGCTTCCTCCTCGGCAATTTGTTCCAATTGGGTAGATATCTTACGATCAAAAAATAATTCCCGTTGATTACGTAAAAATTCTTCATCGGATATATCAAACAAGTGGTGAGCAATCCAGCGCTTACTAAAAAATCCTTCCGTGGCTGCACCGGCTACGTCAAACTTAGTGCGCCATGTTTCTAACTCTTGGAGTTCAGATATTTTTGAGGGATTATTAAGTCTTAGACTAAAATTGATTAAATCATCTCCTCTGAATCCTAATGTATAAAGATGGATGATTCCTATTTTTTCTAATTCAGTGACCACTGAGCGCTGAAGGCGTTGGACCGTCCGGGCAAAACGAATATCTTTTTGAGCTAATGCACCCTTCTCTTCTTCTGCGCCTTCACCTCTAACCATATAAGATTGAGGTATTTTAATAGCGGCAAACAATTTATCACGCAAATATTTTACATCATCAATGTCTCCCACGAAGGCGCCTCCTGGAAGAGATTGAATTTCGGTTTTTATATCACCACGCACAGGAATAAAATAATCTTCTTCCACGGACATTGGGTTATAGCGTAAATCCACTCGTCCCGTATCCGGATCTACAATCTGGTTGCGTTTCATAGAAGTAATAAAACGCTGCATAAATTGTTCTACATCTTGAGAAGGTATATTTCCTACATCTACATAAAAGACTTTTCTTTCAGGAGAACGCACAATACGATAAGACATCATCGCATCTTCTAATAATGTAAGTTGGCGCCAGATACGCCGTGCAGGGTCTAGAACTGAGGTTCCATAAGGTGCAAACTTGTCATTCCCTAATATGCGAAATTGGGCAACTTGCCAATTTTCAAATGTCACACCCGCACTATTCCATTGAAACTGAATATAATTGGGATTGTTTTTATCTTGCCCTTCAAGTCTTTCAATTTCTCTTGAAGGAAGCCCGATGGCATTAGTAATACCAAGCTCGGAATCTAGGTCTAAATAGAGATAAAAATCTCCATATTTACACATCGTACGACACCACCCAAAAAGATTAAACTCTATATTTAGGACTTTGTAATAAAGGGTTTCTAGAATCTGTTTTATTTCTTCATCGGCACATTGGATACGGAGCATTCTATTGTATACATTAAAAGTGGTCATCTCGTCGGCATATATATCCAATGCCGATGCCAGTTCAGGCATGTACTCCATCTGTTCAAAATCGGAATATCGTGTCAGGCGGCTTTGAGTGTCCATGCTATAAGAGCTAAAGCCATCCAGGGGATTATAACCTGCTCTTTCAAATTTTTGTCCTAGAACATCCTTAAACGTTCTAGCATATTTATCCAAGCGGCGGCGACGAAGCTGCCGAGTGTTCTGTGATCGGTAATTGATAATTGGTCCAGAGAAAAGACGTGTTAGTCTTTTAAACAGTGGAGATTCGGGGTTTTTTGTATTGTTATCAGCCATTTTCTATCCTTTTATGATCCAACCAAATTCTTTCATTTTTCTGCGTTCTTCATGCATTCTATCTTTCATATTTGCACCTACTTGTCCTGGCGCGCGCGTATCCAATGTAGTATTGGTGGAAATCATAGCATTCAAAAAAGCTTTTTTATATTCTAGATCGCGTTTGTTTTCCACTATTGCCGTATCCCTCACCCAACAACCGATAGAAGCAGCCATAACCAAGTCATCATTGTAGGAGCGTTGTGCCTCCGGTCTCCCGTTTTTCCAAATAAAAGTATCTAGTTCATTTGCCAATCGTTTAGAATAAATAGTTATTACTTTATTTCTTATAAATTCTTCAAACTTAGCAATGATAAGAGGTCTCGTTTTGTGAGAAGTAGTAAATCCGGGCACCACCGAGGAATTTCCCAATGCCGCATGCTGCTCTACATATTGGTGGCTTCCCTTTTTAGAGTGGTAAATATTGTTATAACCCTTTTCTTTGATTTTTTCTAAAACATGAAACCCTACCGAATTATTTTCAATAACCACCATAGCAGTGTTATATTGTAAACCAGTTGAATAAATTATTTCAGCAAAAATATCCGGTGTAGGTTTCCCTTTATACTCACAGATTATCTCCATGGTTTCTAATTTGAAAACATGAAATGTGCTAGAGTCAGCGCCGTCGCCTCGTGCCACGTCAGCAACCAATAAGTATCTATTTTCATCTTTAGGTTCCTCCCAGATCCAAGTATTGCGATCAAAGCCGACGCGATAAATAGGCTCTTTAATCATAGATTTTATCCGAGCGATATCATCACCATGGATAACCGTATCTCCCGATGTATTGAAATTACATTCGTACTCTTGAGCAATTTGGCGTTGGCTCATATTTTTAGTTTCTATGTCGAACCATTTTTTATCTCTTTCGGGGTGCGCAGCCCAGGGGAGAGTGACAGGGAAAAATTCATTTTCTCCACTTTCCGCACCTACAAAAGTTTCATGGAACCAGTCGCCCACACCATTAGGAGTTGAAATAGCGATGCATCTTCCACCCGTCGAAATAGTAGGATACAACCCCGTCCATAAGTCATCCAAGCCGTCAATATGTGCAGCCTCATCAATAACCAAGAGAGATAAAGCTTCCGAACGACCCGCGTCGCCCGACGTAGAAGAAGCTTTAACTTGCGATCCATTTGAAAGTTCAATACTGTTTTTGTTGTCAATGGTGAGAGTAGCAATCCGTATCCACTCAGGTAGATTTTTAAGAATAATTTTAACTTTCTTTACAAGATTAGCCGCTGTGGAAAGTTTGGTAGCAACAATGAGAACATTCTTGTCACGATGAAAAAGAACCAACCACGCAATATAGGCGGCGGTAATAGTAGAAATACCTAGCTGGCGTGCTTTGAGAACTACAATAAAACGATGAAGCGCCAGATTGTCGACTAATTCCCCCTGAAAGTCATAGGTCTTGAAGGGAATAAGACCTTTTTTGGGATGGGGTATTTTGCAATAAGTGTTAATAAAATAAACTGGTTTTTTGCCAGATTTTACAATCTCTTGAACTATTTTATCTTTGGTTAGTTGGTAACCCATTAGGCATCTTTTCTGGTTACATTGTCAGGCTTTTTGTCACTCTCAAGTTCTAAAAACTTTTTAAAATTGGCTTCCAAGCGATTTTCTGAGGGCTCGCCTACGGGGATTACATCAGTCATATTTCCTACCGTATAAACTTTTGTGGCTTGCACCCATGTTCGAATCTGAGACATGTTTTGAAGAATAAAATCCACCTTTCCATCTTCAGTAAGAGACAAAGTATCACCAGTTATTTTTTTATATTCTTTCTTTAAAAACTTGATAATATCCGCATATGTTTGTTCTAATTCTTGATCTAGCTTCGTATTGTGAAAAGCCGCCATGGGCATTTCAGACTGATATGAAACAATAAGTCTAGGTCCTGCCATACGCACACTAAAACCATCGATTACGCGGGAATCATTGATAGGACACCCTTCTTCTCGTTTAAGTCCAGTAAGTTTTTCCTCGCCTTCTTCTACAAATCTTTTATCATGAGAACCATCATAAACATTTGCTGCTGCTTGGTTAATTCCCTTTACTATATCATATACTGTTGCCATTTGCTTTTGCTCCTATTATTTGCGTTTCTTTGTTAAAATGGTTTCGCCTTTATCTTTGTCATAGATATGGACCGACTCTGATTCTTTGCCACCGGGAGAAGCAAAAAATTCGTCTGCTTCTAGTTTTGCTAAATCTAGTCTATCAGTGTCTATTTGTCCGTGAGTTTTTCCCTTGCGTACAAAATAAACTACATATCTCCCGTCGCCCCAGTCATCCCACAGTGATTCATTTAAAAAATATCGCGGATCAAGTCTTTTTTTATTCTTCTTCATTTTCAATAGGTCTCCACCCTGCTGTCCATCTTTCTTCTCGACCTTCTACCCATTGAATGTAACATTTCCAGCAACACTCAAACTTGTTCATATAGAGATCATCTCTCATGCTAAAGGAATATTCCTCACATGTAGGACATACTCGGTCGCTTTCCTTAGTAAGTAGATTTTTAGATAATAAAAACCCTTCTTTATCTACTTTCTCATTCTCATCTGATTTCTTGCGTTTTTTAGAATAGAATTCATTAAGCTGTTCTAGATATTCTTTTTCCTTTTCATCAGTCCATCCAGACTTAGGATTGATAATAGCCTCTTTGCCGAATTTTTTAGCAATTGCCTTTTCTATATAGGCTATTTGATTGGGGTCTTTTTTATTTTTATTCGTCATATTTGATAGTATGCCATTCCCCGTTTGCCACAATTTTCAAACGATGAGTGTCTTCTTCATATAGCATTAAACCATTAATAGCGGAAGTGGCGGTAGGCTTATTTGCGCTCAAAACTCGCGGCAGCATAAGTCCTTTGTTGCTTGAGGATAATTCAAGTATTGCCGTCGTATCGGGGGCATTAGTACCTACACCAATATTGGAGTTTCCAGCATCAGCATGGAATAAAACATTTGCATTATCATCTTTAATTCTAAAATCAATATTATTATTTCCGTTGTTGATTTTAATAATTCCATCGCCTTCATCTATTTTTATAAAGGATTTGCCGCCAGCCTGCACATTTATATCGTTGTTTTGGAATCGAATATAAGTGTTACTATCTCCGTTGTGATAAATGAATTCATCGACACCCACATTTCCCGCAACGTGTAGCGTGTAATCTGGACTTTCTGTGCCTATTCCCACCCGATCTTGCGCAGCATCAACATAAAGCGTTCCTGCATCTAAATCAATGTTGTCGTCTCCGGAGCCAATATCGGTTTCTCCATCTACATTTAATGTTCCTGTTATTTGAGCATTGTTGCCGTATCTAGACATTTAGTTCCCCTCGCGATCTTAGATAATAGAATATAATAATTAGACTTTTAAAGTAAAAAGAGGAGAGCCCGAAGGCTCTCCTCCCCAAAAAAAACTAAAAAATTAGATTATTTGTCCAGTTTGTCTTCAAGTTTGCTTTTCAGCGCCTCGATTTCAGCCTGTTGTGTTTTTACCGCCTCAACCAGTAAGGAAGTAATACGAGTATAATCAATACCCATCGTGTCACCGCTAGTGTGAACAACTTCAGGAACAACATCATTAACCTCTTGAGCGATAAAGCCAAATTCACGCTTTCCACCTTCTTTAAGATCATAAGAAACACCGCGTAGACCTTGGATCATGTCCATGGCATTGTCAACTGTTTCAATGTTCTCTTTGAGAGCAACGTCTGAATAAGTGATAAAAGCACGTGCCGTAACATCGTGATCATTCTCTAAAGTAACGTCGCCATCAACATAATAGCTTCCAGTTTGAATAATGTTGTCGTCCATCAGCAATTGCTGAGAAATCTCAACATATGCATCACTATTGTCAGTAGAGAACTTCATGTAAGAGTTCGCACCTTCAGTGATGTCAAGCGCGCTAGCGAGATTATCTGTCAAAGTAATCTTGTTGGTACCAGTGTTACCGTCAAAATTGATGTTCAAGCCAGCTGCATCAGCGTCGGACTGAATTGTATCAGCCTCGAGGACCCCAACATTCGTGATGTTGCCATCCGAACAGTTGAGACTTGTACCTACAATAGTAGTAAATGTACCCGCGGCAGCAGTAGATCCACCAATAATGGTATCATCAATAGTACCACCCGAGATAACTGCTGTGCTCACTGTACCCAGATCAGCAATAGTTCGACCAGCGTTCGTCCAGTTACCACCCATGGAGGCAATAGTAAGAACACCAGAACTGCTAAAGCTATAATCTTCATTGACAGTCAGACTCAGCGCTTCAATTGCCGCCGAAGAAGAGACTTCTGCACTAAAAACAGCACCTTGAGAACAAGTAAGCTGTGAAGTAACCGTAGTCACGTCTGAACCTGCATTACCAAGATTAACGTTGGCGTTAGCAGTAAACACACCGTCACACTCTAGAGTGCTTGAAAAGTCACCGGTAGTAGCCGTCATGCCACTACTGAAAGCAGCAGCAGCGGATCCCAAGAAGTTAGCACGAGTCATTTTGCGCAACGTGCCATTAGCACCATCATCAACACCAACCAAGTCAGAATCATCGATAGTTGTGCTCGCAGTCCAGTTGTGGAGATCCCACTCGAAAACACCCGAAGATGCAGCCAGACCGGTTGTGGTAACCGTACCAGCCATTGCAGTAGCAATGTCAGCCCAAGAATCTTTTCTAGTGCTGCCTGTGGCACCACCATCCAAGAATAGAGCATAGTCAGTAGAAACATCAATTGCTGCCTCAGTAGCTTCTCCAAGGTCAACCTCAATTGTTAAAGTTTGTCCCGACATTGAAGTGTCGACGCCACTACCACCAGCAATTGTAAACTCCTGGGTAGCTAAGTTGATGTCACCCGAGCCGCTGTCGCCATCAACTGAAAGAGTGCTACCACCGCCGATATCCACTACATCACCATTACCTTTAAAAAAGTAAAGACTCTGTACGGCTCCGGCAGCAGATGCACTGCAGAAAAGTGTGGCAGAACCACTTGTATGCGTTGCTGTCGAGCCACTAACCAGCCTCTCCAACACCGCATTTTTTCCATATTGTGTAGACATAAAATTTTTTCTCCTTTATGTTTTATGCCCCCCGAGGGGGGAGATAAGTAGGAGGTTAAAAGAGTTTATGCAAAGGGGGGAAAGAATTTTTTATAATAGGACAAATCATCGCGCAGTGTATCGATTTGTAGTTGTTGAGTTTTAATGGCTTCAACTAAAATAGGTATAATTTTATTATAGTCCAAACCTTGAGCATCTTGTTGGTTGGTTTCCCATTGTACTATTTGAGGTAGATGTTTTCCCACATCTTCCGCAATAAATCCAATGTCCTTTTTCTTGTTTTCTTTCCAATCAAACGTAACTCCTTGAAGATTATTTAAGATTTGAATAGGATTATCTATTTGACAAACGTTTTCTTTGAGTCGTGCCGAAGAGTAGGTTATATAGGCATTTGCTTTTATTTGCCCTGCTTCACTAGCGGTGTCCGGAAGAGTAATAGCATGAGTGGCATTCGCTGCGGTTACGCCTACGCCTACATAACCTCTAGAGGTATTATATACTAACCCTGAAGCTCCCCCTCCTTGACCCTCATTATTAAATTGGATTTGGGTGTCGGCGCCTGCCACGTTGCTGAAAGGTAGCCTGGATATCAAAACTTTTTTAGTGCTATTGTCGCCAGCATCTTCAATCACCACATAATCTGTATTAGCTGCTGTCTCGCCCAGTGCGCTAAGTTCCGAAACATCTAAATTCAAGGTGACGTTGCCGCTCGAGCCGCCTCCCGAGAGACCAGTACCAGCCGTCACTGCTGTGATATCTCCCTGTCCTCCACCGACGCGACCATCAATAATATTAATTAATTTAGCGCGGCTATAATCTCCAATTCGACCTCTTACACCCATTATTTCGGTCCTGCATGGACAGCATAAACCACGGCAATAGTAAGACCAATCCCTACTATAACACCTCCGGATGCCCACCATATTGAATAATCATTTTTATTAGAAACGATTTTAGAAAGACGTTTAAGTTCTTGGTCTTTAATTCTCATCAAAGTCCAGTGTTTTTTTTCCAAAGCCACATATGATATTTTTTGCGACTCAATGGTTAAATTTAATTGAGTGGATTGTTTAGCCAACTCATACTCCAGTTTCAGTTTCCATTGATCCGTGGTATAATTTTGTTCAGCTAATAATTTTGCCGCCGCTGTACTGTTGAGTAATACGCCCGAATAAGGCGCTTTTTCCCCTGCCTGTAAGCCGGTAATTTTACCTGCCGATGGCACTGATGTGTTATTTGCATACACCACCATGGGGGTGCACAACATCACTCCTACTAATATTACGGATAAAAGTTTATTCCACATATTCTAAATTATACCTCTCTGCTAATAATTTTGCTAGCTCATCTGGTTTTTCATTATATTTTTCCACAAGCTTTTTAATTTCTTTTTTCTTTTTTTTATCTAGTTCTAGACTTTCTTTCAAATATTGTTCTTCAAGTTCCTTAAGAATAGTGTTATATTTTTCTAAAATTTCATTTCTTTTGTTAATTTCTTCATCATGAATCTCGTTAATTGCAGCGATCTGTTTTTTATAACTGGTGTTTCTTTCTTCCAATACTCTGTAAGCAGCATCTTTTCGTCTAAAAAAGATCCACAAAACCAAAGTATAAAGTATTACCAAGGGAACTTTCCAGTTATGTTTGAGCCACACCCAAATTTTTTTAAAAAACGTTTTTATTTTAAGGAAATCTAACATCTTATCTCTTCCTGTATAAGATGTCATAGACTACATCGTTCTCAATATTGATTTCGTCTTCGTGAACTTTATTATAATCTTCTACTGCATCATCCACAATGCGATCTAGATCTTCCCACTCATAGCGGTAATCCTCTAAAACTGCGGCAGTTAACTCATCGGGATTGATAAAGGTTTCGGCAGTTTGCTGATCGTTTTCTTCCCAATCCTGCATCAGTCTTCTCTTTATTTCTTCCCAATCCCGAGTAAAGCGATCTTCTCTTAGGACTATCATTTCTTCTTTAATAAGTTGTTTTAATCTAGTTTTTGTTATTTTCATGATCCATGCCTCCATCTCGTAGCAATATCAGCAAGTCCTTGAATGCCAATGTAAGCCAAAGAAATAGCTACCCAGTCTTCGCTAGCAAGCGAAGAAGTAAATAACATCAGGTAAGTGGCTGTGGACCACACCATTAGCTTGCGAGATAATAATTTCTCCATAGCTTTATCTAAAACTGGTTTTATCGTACTCATTTTATTATACCTCCATTAGTCACCTGTAAATAGTGTACGTATGTGTTAGATGCTCGACGAATAGGCACTTTGTCTATTTCGTAAAGAGGGGACGCCGCGGACATTCAAGGAAAACGGAGCTTGGCGGTTGTCCAATGTAGATTTGTATTTATAGTCTCCTCGTATTTTTTCAAAACGTCGGTCGACAAAAGCTGACGTATAGCGCCTATTTCCTGTATCATAATAATCACTCCATTGTGCGCCTGGACCTTCGTACGCACCAATGCTAGGGGGATCCACACGCACTGTTCCGCTTTGATCAATTGAAACCCCCGCGAAAGCCACACCAGCCCCTATAGCTGGGGAACCCACTTGTAGATCATAATTTTGAGACGTAAAGATTATTTCACCCGGAACACCTCCGGTAACAAAGAGTGGGTTGCCCGTGATCTCTCCAGTATTCGCAGATCTCGGTGTGCCATCATAATCTGCTGCGGACCACGTAATAAAAGGATCTCCACTTACATGTACTAAATTATAAGTACTGCTATCCGCATTTATACCATCACCTGTACCGGAAACAATACAATTTATTACTTTAGATACTTGATTTAATAAATTCCAAGATCTGGCGCCGCCTGCGGTGGTGTATCCATCTCCAAGAAAAGTACAGAAACTAGCTGTAACATTTACCATTGCCTGTGTAGAATCAATAACCGGGTAGCCATCTGCATTGGAAGCTAGGACACTATTGTTAAACCACACGTGTTGGTTTTCATATACGGTAAAGGCATTGCGAGTATCGCTCACTACCAAGGAGCGCTGAACCTCTGCCATCCCTCCAGCACCAATCTGTTGGGGTCCTTGTATAAAATGACAAATGCAGCCGGATAACATAAAAGCATAACTATTAACTGGCCAGCCAAAAGTTCCCATAATTCCATCATCGTAATTACGCATAGTCAACCCTTGGAACACATTGCCGCTGCAATTAGAAGTGAATGCATAATCATTGTTGTTGGGGTCTCCGTCCATAACCGGCTTGTTGCTTCCAGTAGCCCGAACTTTAATGGGATTGGTGTATATAGCAATATCACCTTCCTCATAAGTTGCAGAATCAATAATCTCCACGATATTGCCTGTACCCCCGTCCGCAACTGCACATGCATTGGCTATGGTTTTTTTAGGCGACGCGAGGGAGGTTCCAGCGTTGGCATCATTGCCTGTGGTGTCGGAAACATAATATATAGTCATGGTAAAACCCTGTGATTATTAATAATTAGATACTCCCTGAATAAGCACTACTACGATTACGCAACGAAGGGACCCCTGGTATGTTTAGAGAAAAGGGTCCTTGACGATTGGGGACAGTCCACTTATATTTATAATCCCCCTTGACTCTTTCAAATTTCCTATCTACAAACGCCCCAGTAAAGCGCTTCCCGGAGTCGTAATAATCACTCCAAGCTCGGATATACTCATACGCTCCGATTGAAGGAGGATTGACACGAGTCTCACTAGCTAAATCCTCATTAATCGAATCAAAAGCAATACCTGCCGCATATGCAGGAGAATCAGCTTGAATTTTATAATTTTCCGCCACTGCTATCGTATTTCCCATAGAATCTCCATCTACAAAAAGAGGGTTAGTGTCGTTTTGATCTCCCGTACCCGCAGAAGCGGAGGCGCCCCCAGCAGTTAAAAAATTAGTTTGTGAGGTATCTACTACGTTATAAGTGTGATCATTGGTTTGAATGCCATAGCCTGCACCAGAAACAATACAGTCTATAACCTTGGCTACTTTTTCTACTATCACTTGGGATTCAGTTTTTGTCCCCCGGTGAATAAAAGTCGAGAAACTAGCTGTGGAATGGACGGAACCATTAGCGTTATAAAGAGCCTGATTGTGATCATAACCTCCCGTGGTTCCCGTAATGAGACAATTAACAACTTTTATATAAGCAGAGACTTGACTTTCTATGACATCATCCGTTGCTAAGTCATCAGCAAAAACTATAGTTTTTTCAATAAGAGTGGGATTGGTAAGGGTTCCCCCTAGCTGGTTGTAATTGATTCGCGAAATTTGATGGGCAAAGCAATTTTTAATTGTAAGTCCGGTCATGCCCGCCGCATTTTTAACAAAGCCTCCGTCGTCGTTTCCGGGGTCAGTAACATAATTTTTTACTTCTAAGCCATCAATGGTGAGGTTATTGTAGGGACCCCCTATTGTATTAAATGCCCAGGCTAGTGCGCCTGCGCCTTGCATTACGGGACGTCCAAGGGTGCTGGCTGTGTGTGCAACTGTAATATCGTTGGCGCGCACTGTAACAGATTCAACATAAGTTCCTTCATCAATTATTTCTACGTTGTCGCCATCGGTCGTCGCATCTGTTAAAGCCCCATCAATAGTGAGTTTGGGAGTAACTGGGGAAGTGCCTGCATTGCTATCATTTCCCCACTTAGCTACATAATAAGTGGTACCGGCGCCCCAATCAAAAGACATAAAATATTACCTCAAATAGATATGTGTGCGAATCCTTCTTTTGTATCAATCATAATTTGTTTATCCACACAATCTTTTAGACCGTCAAGATGAGAGATCAATATAACCGTCTTAAAGTATGTTTTAATTAGTTCTAGAATAGAAATAAAGCCTTCCATATTGTCCACATCTAGCGCTGTTCCTGGTTCATCTAAAATGAATATATCCGACTTGGGAAGAGAAGAAACACTGAGGAGTGCCAGCCGTATTGCCATCGCAGCAAGAGTTTTTTCGGCACCGCTTCCCAAGTCCAAAGGTCTCCCATAATATTTGGGATGCTTGATAAAGATATTTAGATTTTTATTATCTGCTTCAAAATAAACCTCAAAATCCACCACATTAGCTAAAATTTTAGCAATTTCATCATTGATTACAGGGAGTTGACGCTTGATAATATCATAAGCAATACCATTGGTGTGTACACATCTCATAAATAAATCATAGGCTGAGTATTCTTCTTGGAGATTTATAACTTCTTGTTTTTTTTCCTCTAGGCTTTTTATCTTTTGTTCGAGGGAGCCGTGCTCTTTATAATATTCTAAGAGAATATTTTGACACTCTTTCTTTTCTTTTTCTTTGGTAGATAAAGCATTGGTAATGTTGGCAAGAGTGCGAAGAAACACTTCTTTATTTTCAATGAGTTCTTTATTTTGTTCATATTCTTCTTTTTTATTTAAAAGCTCTTTAAGTTCCTTTTGATTGGTGAGGATATTATTTTCATAACCTTTTCTCTCCACTTCTAATTCGAGGGCGGTCTTCTCAGCAATGTTTTTCTTTTGCATAACTTGATTATATTTTTCAAGATAAGAGTTGGTTTCTTTTTCATTTAGTTCCTTCACCTGCTCTTGTTTCTCATCGTTTTGCTTTTGTAAATCTTTTACTCGTTGAGTGAGATTAAAGTATTTTTCGTTAGCTTCGTGCGCATCTTTTATAAATTTACACGTAGGGTACTTATCACTGCACGGTACCTCATCTAAAAGTAAAACTTTTTTATAATTTATATCTAACAATTTTTGAGAGCTTTCGAGATCTTTATCAAGTGATGTTATTTCGTCAAGTATTTGGTCTATTTGTTCCTTTTTCTTCTTATACTCATCCAACCTAAAAGAATCTTCTACAATGGAAATCTTATCCAAAATTTGCTTATTTTGAGTAAGTTTTTGATCACACTCCGCTATACAAATAGAATAAGTTTCTAGGGTGTCTCTTTTGGTTTTTATTTGTTTAGTGACGTTCTTTATATTGATGATTTCCGCTGGGCTTTGATCGATCTTGCCCTGCAGGGTGTTCGCCTCCGAGTTTAATGTACTAATCACCTCTCCGAGTTCTTCACATTTTTTGTTTTGTACGGTCGTTTCATTTTCTAAATGAAGGCGCTGCTTCTCAATTTCATAGACTTCATCGTCATAGTTTTTTTCTTCAATGCGTTTCAAAGCTCCCCGCAAATCAGTAGCATCCTCTTTGGCTAATTTGAACTTTTTATCAAATATTTCCAAATCAAGAAATTTAGCTAAAATTTCTTTTCTTTTGGTTGAGCCTTCGCTAATAAATTGTAACGCTCCCAGTTGAGAGGACATAGAGGTTAAAAGGAAGTCTTCCAAAGTCCCGAAATGTTTGCGAATAATTTTATCCGTCTCATTTCTTGTTGTACCATTGAGAATTTGTACATTTTCAGTAACCAAATCCGTCACATAAAAATCTACTGTGGTTTTTGCTTCGAGGGTTTCTTCTCCTTTAAGTTTTTTAATATACTTTTCACTTTTTCTTTCCACTGTATACTCTTTATCACCAATCGTAACAATAGCTTTCCCCAGCGCGTTTTCTCTATTTTGATTAATAATATTAAGGTTCTTTCTTTCATTTTTACTTGTGGAGTTGAATAGGATGTAAAGTAAGCTATCAATTATAGAAGACTTACCAGAATAGTTTTTGCCAAAAATTCCCACAATGCCACTTAGATTGGCAAAATCAATACTATTTTGTTCTCCATAGTTAAATAGATTGTCCCATGTTATGGTGGAAAGTTTCCAATTTACATTACGATTTACTTCTTCATTTTCATTGATAATTTGATTGTATTTTTTATTTAAAGCATACACTTTTTCCAACTGTTCCTCAGTTGGTTGATAATCTTTAAGGTACTCCTTGATAAGTTTTTTCTGTACTGATTCGTCCCGTAAATTATCTATAGCAAGATTATTTGTATGGGCAGAAACGTCTCCACGTTCTCCTGCGGCTCTATTAAGGTAGGTGACTCTTTCCACTTTGAAACGATGTTGCGCAGCGGAAATGGCGCGCTTCATTGTGTGGAGGGGTAAATTATTTTCGGAAACAAGACGTAATCTTGCCCCCAAGGGACATTGGGCATTCTTCGGCAAGCGCCCGGTTTTAGTGAGGCGAATAGTAACGAAAGGTTTGGGATTGGGTATACCAACATGTTTGACTTTAAAGTCATTTTTGTTTTTAATATCCCAAATAAGAAAACCTTTATCGTTGGTTTCCCCAAAATTTTGCTGTACTGTCGAACCGCAGTATCTTATTCTTCCTTCATTATCAAGGGATTGGTTTGTTTTATGGATGTCTCCGAGGAAGGCAAAATCAAAACCTTCGAAGATGGAGATGTCGTTTTCTCCGTTTTCCATAGTCCAGCCCAAATCCGTTTGACAATTGGAGATAGATCCGTGATAAAGAGCCACGTTAATCCTACTGGTATTAGTAGGATTAACCCAGTTGCTGCGATCAAAGACGCTAAGTACATTAAGAGTAATTTCAGCATTAAGCTGTGTCTCCCCTGAGTTTTTTAACAGATATAAGTTAGGTAATTTTAAAGCGTCAACAATGGGAGAAATAGCATCTTCGCGACTGCTATTCTTCAAGTTTCCGTCATGGTTCCCTAATATTATATAGGTTGGAGCAACCCCTGAAAGCCCAATTAAAAATTCAGAACATAATTTTACAAATTCGGGAGAGATTTGAGTTTTGGAATGTGCTATATCCCCGCAATGGATAATGTAATCTACTTTTTCTTGACGCAAGCGCTCAAAAAGTGTTTTAAAAATCTCGCGATATTCTTTGTGATATCGCAAATTTCTTATATGAGTATCGCTAATATGCGCTATTCTAACCATCAATCTCTCCAATAAATATTAAAAATATTCTCTGTGTTCATAGGCAATGCAGTTTTTTTCAATTGCTCTGCCTCTTTTTTAGTGATAGATCCAATATCATCTATCTTCGACGTGTCCAAAAGACAAATTTCTACTCCATACTCTAACATAGAAAAAATCATTTGTAAAGATTTAGATAAAGCATCCCTATCTAATCCCAGAAAAACCTTGGGTTGTTTCTCGGCTAATTTCTTGAAAAGTATGTTGTTTTGCGTTAGTGTGGATCCCAAAATAGGAATAGAGTTTTCTATTTTTATGGCATCAAAAACCCCTTCCACTAGAGTAATGGGAGCATCCCAATCAACCAAAAGATCATTAAAAATAATATTTTTAGAAGCAGGGGGGTTCTTATATTTAAGCCAATCGCCCGTGTACGTACGCGCAGAAAAAAAGTTACACTCTCCCTCTAAATTGAAAGAAGGGAGGATAATGCGTTTTCTATATTTTCCCCTATCGCAATATCCAATTTTGTAGTACAGTATATCACGCGCAGATATGCCGCGGCTCCATAGATACGCCAGGGGCTCTCTAGCTGAGTAGGGTAGGTCTTTGCGCGCCAAACAAAAATACTCTTTAGGAAGTTCAATAATTTGAGGAGTCGTAGTTTCCTCCACCTCAAACATGTTTTCACCCGAAGACATGTCTATTTCTTGAGTTAGAAGTTCCCACTGGTGTCTATCCTCGGTGGTTCCGAAACGCTTTACCAAATAGGCGGCGCCCCCTTTCGTGTCGCAAACCCAGCATTTGAAAACTAACTTTTCTAAATTTATAGAAAGCTTTTTTTTATGATGTTTGCAAAAGGGACAATAGAATAAAAGCTCATCTCTGGACGAATAGGGATCTCCCAAGATGGCTTGTAATATATGTTCTTTGTTTGGTGTATTCATTTGGTATGTTTATCGGCTACTGATGAAGCAGCAAAAGCGTTGGGTTTGACTTTACATTTAAATCCTGAGCCTTTGGCATACCCCAATAACATTTTAGCCATACGAGACGTCTTTTCATTCCCGTCTTCCGGAGAAACATCTATATGGATTTCTAAATTGATATTAGGACACATCTCAGTAATACTCATGGCAATATTTATAGATTTTTCTACTTCTTTTAGTATCCTTGTGTAAAACCTTGTAGGCTCATTATATTTTTCTTTTTTATAAAAGTAAAGCCCTCCTCTTTGACCCGTTGCGCCCAACAACACAATGGTCGTCGCAAAAGTACATTTTCCCGAGTGAATGAGGGAGTCGGTTCCTACAAAGACTTGTCCAGCGTTTTGATGATGAGATTTAATTTTTTGAAGTATTTCATAGAGGGTTGTATCGTTGTTGGCGCCATCTTTCCAATTCATCTAATACCCGCGTTGGCTACCACGATAGCATCAGCAATGTCAAAGTATTTAGGCTTGGGATTACCTTTGGGGGTATATTCTACCTTGAAATCTGTATACCTTTCCATCACCCAATTCAATATTTCTTTTTTCGTATTAGATCCTCGCGAAATATTAATTTCATTAAGCTTTCGAGCCTGCTGGGCGGTAAAATATTCCGGAGTTATTTTATAGGCGTCATAACAAATCCATGAAACCATACCATTGAATCGTTGTAAGGTAGCCATAGTTTTTGCCGTTGATCCTCCAGAGCCAAAAAACATAAAAGGTTTTTCAATAAAAACTTTTTGAATGGGATATTGAACTTTCATATCAAATATGGCTTCTTTTATATACTCAGCCTTGCGAAACATAGAAGAAAAATATTTTTTATTTCTCATGTCCCAAGCGTCGCTACGTATAATCTCGCCGGTTCCATCAAGAATACAATAACCAGTTATGCTGGTGCTTACATCTAATCCTAAAATCATTTGTTTGTGTTTCCTTAAATATCTAGTTTTAGTTTAAAGGTGAAGTCGCGTTCTTCCAATTTTTTTATAGGCTTCGCAAGGTTAGCGACAGCAATAAGATTTTTATCTTTATCATATATGCCTATTTTACTTATAAATGTTTGCCTTTTAAAATCCGCTTTATAATCATAAAAAGAAGAGCTTATAGTGTTTTTAAGAGGACTATAGGCGTTTTCAAAATATCCTAAACTACCAGTATTGGTCGTCGTTTTGCCCGTGCTGCCATACGTCACAAAGGTAGGATTGGCTGAGTAATTGAGTTTACCTTTTGGAGCATCGGCAAACATCGTTATAGTATTAATATAATTTGTTCCTTTAAAATTTAAAGAAAAACTTGCTGAAGGTGTTACTGGGGTTTCCCCATAGTGCGCTCCCACTGCGAAATCTTTCCATGTGGCTTGAGTAGCTGATGCATCACCTAATTGCCAAGTTTCCTCAGTTAAATTCCAACTTCCGGTCAATATAATAAACCCTTCGCTATAAAGAGCCACACCTGCCGTCGATCCCGAACCATTGGTTTGAGCATAAGCACTCCCACTAGTTTGCACTAATTCTCCATTTTGTTTGACGTCTTCACAAGTTGCCACCAGAGTTCCCGAAATATAAAAACTCAATTTAAGGGAATTTTTCTTAATACCACTTCCATAGAATATACTCGGGATACTTATAAGAGTAAGAGCCTGAGTGGCTTTGTTTCCCAGAGAAGAAGAATAAGCATAATGAGGGCTGAGAGGTTTATAATCGTTTAAAATATTTTGTAATGCTTTTATCTCTTTACGGGGAGCGGAGGCAATTGAAGATGATCTAATCATCGACGAAGAGAGTGGATAACTTCCGGTGATTATATCTCCATATTGAAACTGGTTAAAAGAATTAGTGGAAGTAGTACCAAAAGAATTGAGTGAAGAGTTTTTAGTAATAAAAGGAAATATTTTGGCTTTTACACCAGTATTGGTATCCGGATCATAAGTGTTTTTAGAAAAATCTCTATCCACATTTAACTCATAAAGACTTATAGAACCAGTAGGAATATTGCCTACATTATCAGTAAAAGCTCCTGCAATCTGGTTTCTATTATTGTAATAAACGTTTTTATTATTAATAAAAAAAGTATTATCCGCATACGTTTTAATGCGATTGATTAAGATATCTTTTGGTTTGAACTTGTAAAAAGGCATTTTTTTTAATAATCGAGTCTTACTCTCAATGTCAATTCGTTAGATGGAGATTTCTTCAATGGCTCCGAAAGTTTAGCAACTGCTAAAAGTTCATTATCCGCCGAATACAACCCTACTGTGGTAATATAAGAAACAGGCTCAGCTTTGGGATTGTCATTTTTAACTCTAATTTTACTGGCAGTTAAATATGTGGGATTAGAGCTGTAATTATAATCTTGGGTATTTGCTCGACAGAAATAAATGGTTGAATTAAGTTCCGTGGTATTGTTATATTCTACATTATCCATCGTAAAACGAAAACCATTTGATAATTCTGTTATCGTTGAGCCAGTTAGTTGGTTGTTGACTTGGCGTGCCAAAGGGCTATGCTCGGGAGAATAGGTACCACTAGCCGGTCCATTAGGATCGCCAAAGGCGCCACTAAAAATTGATGCAGTGAGTACTGCAATACCTGCTTGATAATATACGTGACCTACAATTTCTCCTTTAGGGTCTGCCGAGGCAGTATAAAGAAGTCCATATTCTCCAGTAGGGGAGTTGACTTTATAGCTTGTTGCGGCACCATAATCACCTAATGTTTTACGACCCGCTCGCCGGGTGCCCAAATTTACTCCACTGGCAGTAGTATATAATTCAAGCCTAAAAGAATCTTTCTTGATTTCATCTTTTGTTAGAAGCCTAGCAAAGTTGACGAAAAAACATTCTTTCATTTTTGTACCGCCCGCTGTTACGTCCCCATCCTTATCAAAAAGGTCAATAGCTCCGGTCACATCATACCCCACCAACACTTGTGCCATTTGATTATAGACATTTATTTTCTTCGCATTTTGAGTGTTGCTAGACGCGGATAATCCACTCTTTGCTGAATACCCTGCTGTTAGATCAAAAATATGATTGGCTGATGAACTCAGATAAGGATAATCATATACAGATTCAAACATTCCATGCGCAAAAGTTTTAATATTAGGCGCCGCCGTTGTCTTGCTGACTTCATAGGTACCCGACACAATTGTCCCTGTGATGGGGATTGCCTCATGCAAGAGGGTGCGCGCACTTGCAATATCATTGTTTAGAAAAGTTTTGAACGTATTAGCCATTTTTTTTATCCTTTATGTTTATATCATGAGCCTTGTTTTATTTTTAGTAATCGTAAAGGTACATCCAAACGGTACCCTGTGGTTACCCCCGTGATACGTATCATTGTATCTATATAATAAAATGTACGATCCGAGGTTGCTGGAAGTTCATTTCCCAAAGTGGTAAACAAATAATCACTAGTTACCACATCTGTGGAGGCGAGAAGTCCAAAGCGAATATTAGTTCCACGGGGACCTTGAATGGTTTCATTATTTTGCTTGACACTTGCATCCTTGAGTTTGCCTGATATTGAGTTTTGTACATATGACCCTACGTTACTAGTGAAATAGTAAGTGGCTAACAAATCGTCATCAATAAATGAAGGCTGTGCTACGGGTGTGCCCGATGCTGCTTTGTCATAAGGCTTGCAAAAGCGAGAGTCCATTTCCACAATATATTGAGTTTCTACTAACTCGGGATCTAGAATTAAAGCGGGGGAAACTTCAGTAGTGTTGAGTCCCTGATCTGCACGAATCATATTTCCATCTGTCGTGGGGATGGCGCCATTCATGAACCCTTCGGTGTTTGCCTGAATAAGTGCAGGTGTGTCGTCCCAGCTAGTACCAGGCAAGCCGACCCCCAAGAGAGCATCTTGCGTGTCTTGATCTACCATCAATACATGGGATCCCGATGCCGCATATTGATCCGATGGTGCGGGTTTAAAATTTGCTCCTCCATAAGTTCCTTCATTCAGTTGAATAACCGGAAGATAAAGAAGATTGTTGTTAGTGAGACTGACTAGTTTAGATTTCATGTTAGCGGAATTGTTGGTAAATGCTTCTAAAATCGGGGTTTGTAAGATCTCTAGATCGTAATAAGCCGATCCACTAGAATTATTTCCATTATAAGAACTATAATCTATCTCATCATCTCCAAATGCATATTTAGAAATTTTAAACGAGCCATCCCCTTTTGCTAGGCGCATTCGTCCCGTGTCGGTCAATACCGCATCTAAAATAATATCTCCAGAATTGTCTAAAAAAGCCATCTAATTCTCTCCTTTGTATATAAATAGTATATTCAACTATTTAGGTGTCGTTATATGTTGTTTCCGGTTCTTTAATTGTTAAATTAATATCCATTTTTCTTCCTGTTTGCTTAGAAGTTATTCTAAGTTTAAATTTCTTACCAAAGACTGCATCTCCTTTGGGATCCCCCAGGAAAACGGGTTCTTTCAAATAACTTCCTACAGCCTCCTCAAAATCCTCAATAGAGGGAGTAGTTACAGTGTTTTGAACCACACTTGGTTCTATATATAAGTATTTTTGTAATTTTTTAATAGGAGAAAAATTTTCCTCATATTTATCTTTTTGTTTTTGGTTTATATCTACCGTTTCCATAGTAAGATAAGGGGTTATATCTCGGTGTGCTACCATCTTTATTTTATAAACTGTAGTGGGGTTGGAAATTTTATCATGCATATCCACAAATCTAAAGAAAAAATAATATTCTTTATTGGGTACAATAGTTTCAATATGCGACGTGTCTTTTGCGTTGGTGCCATTGTCGACGGTAATAACGGCAAAATTAGTTGCTTCGGGAGCGGTAATATAAGATTCAGGGAGCGACTCCATTCTATAAATTTGAAATTTGCCGAGAGAATCGTCAGATTTGAAGAGAAGTTTTTGCCCTGGTAATTTATCTTGCGAGAGGGCAACATTTTCAAAAAACATTTTTTCTTGTTCAAAGACGATTTGGGGATACTCTTCTACGCTTCCTATAGAATTATTGAATAGAAACATAATTTTATTGTTAATATTTCTAAAAGGAACCACCTGAACTTGTGGAGGTAGTGGAGGGCTATCTTCCACCCGTGAGTAATTTAACTTATCTTGCTTTATGTTTACTACCTCTTGATTATAAAAAGGTAGCCTTACAATCTCAAAATAAGGGGAAATCTTATATCGTAAGTTACAATAAAAATTTTCTGGTACTGCTGGATCTCCTACCGTACTCGCAGCGACAAACTCGATGGGGTGATCTCCTTGCTCAATATTGCTGCGAACTGGTGAGTATTCCGTTCCGACAATTATCTTATGAGTAAAAATTTTATAGAAATAATCTTTTTCGGGTATTACCTGTGTATCATAATAAGACAACATCTCTTGCTCAACGGAAGGTAAGAAAAAACTTTGAATAAATGTCTGAGTACCTTGAGAATCCACTTCATATTTAGCAATTTCATACATGAGAGTTTCTTGATGGGCTAGCTTACTATTTTGAATATCGGCAGCAGTCCTTAAGAGGTTTTCATGTAGGAAAAGCTTTTTCAGTTCTTTTTTGAATGCCAACGTTTGAAGCTTGCTAATAAGCGCTTGCAAACTACTATTATCTGATAATAGAGTCTTTTTATCGTTATAAACCACCACGCTTTTAAAGGGCTGTGTGAGAAAATCATCTATATATACATCACTCGCATAACTTTCTCTAAAAAATCCTTCAAAAGCTTTATCTATTCCTTTTACAGCATTCACCGTTTCCGGTGGGATAGTTACTACAAAATCTTTAGGAAGGGCATTTTTCATTTCATACATCATTTGGAATTTTTCCATTTTGGCTAACTCTTCATCATATGCTTCCTGCGTCCAATCAACAGTCTCAATAGTGTTATTCACTAACCCGAAGCCGCGATTTTTTGCGACGAGATAGTCAACGCTTCCCGTAGAAAAGCTACCCACATTAACTTCGGGATCTTTATCAAAAATAGTTTCAGCTTCATAATCAACTGAATCGGGAATAAAGTCCAATAGTGATGACTCATTGGCGCCCTGGCACCATTCACTGCTAGTATCCATACATTTAGCAAATATTTTTAATTTTGCGCCTGTGCCGGGAGGAACAAGGACCTTGCCTTCTTCATATTCATATAACTTAGTCGTGGTCTCAGTCCCGAAGATGTCTTTTGAAATGGTTGCATCTGTAAACCAAGTATAAACTAGCTGTACTTGTTCCCCATCGATTTGAATTCCCTCAGGAGTAATAACTTTTTCCACAAAATCATCAATCTGTCTCCTTACCCATGAAGTTTCAATTTCCTGATCTTGAAAAAATGTTCCTATTTCCTGTGCTGTGTCTGTGGCTGTTTGGGTAAGGTTCATTCCTGTTGTTGTCACTGCATCGGTCGTGACCGGCTTGTCAGTGTAAGCGGGGTTGTCGTAGGGCGCGATAATATCCGACGACACCGTAAGTCCCATAATATCATCCAACGAAAGCGCTTTCCAGTTTTCAAAATAAATTCTAAAGCTCTTAAATTTGGTATCAAATAGAGAATTAAAATTAGTAGAATTTTTCCCATTTATAACTGCACCATAATAATTGCTATACGTGCTTTGGTTGGGCACTTGCGAGACGACCTGGGAGGCGGCATAACCATTTAGATTATCCAGTAAATTTCTTTTAGAAAAAAGTTTAGTAAGAGGTCCGCGCTTCTCAGTGGGAATGTTTATTTTGATCAATTGAGGAAACAATCCATCTTTATCTATGGTTTGGTTGAAGATGTCCATAGATTTTTCGGAAAAATAGATCCCTTGTTTAGATTGATTGATCCATATGGGCTTTTCTGTTTTTAACATAGCTAAAGACTCATCGTCGGTGGCAATCGATTTCAAACTATCAATAAATATTTCTTTTTGTGTTGGCTGTGTTAACGTCACCCCCATTTCCAAAAATTTCGGCTGGTAGTTGTTTACCAATTCAGATATATGAGTATTAGTGCCGTATAGAAGACTGGCGGGGGTGGTAAACGAGGCAATGGCTTGTTCAAAAGTCATTCCAACTGCTGCCTCTTCTGGTTCGCCTATAAATTTTTCGTAGTACTTAGAAAAATTATCTAAATATTGATTAAGGTTTCCCAAGGTTAGTTCCTCTTCTGTCATTCCTTGAAACAACAAAAAGCTACGCAAATAATCGTTATCTGGGAGGTAGAGAAAATCATAGATACTTGGAAGTGCTTTTTCATCCGAAATTTCTTCAGCTATTGCATATGCCATGGGGTTGTATTGAGGGTCATAATAATTATAAATTTTCTCATATACAGGTTGCATAAATTTTATACCCATATTTTTATTTTTTAGGTCGTCCATTAAAACTGTTTCAAAATCATAAGGAACTCCCACCTCACAAGCATTGTTTTTCATTGTTTCCAAACCGCTCATGTATTCCAAACTGGTAAACATCCACTCAAACGATTGTCCTAATATGATGGCTGCTGCATCAACATTATCAGTCGATAATTCAGCTATAGGAGTACCAAAGACCAGATCTTGATAAAAGAAAATGTCTGACGCTTCGGGATCTCTTAGGGGAGGGTTGGGAGGAAGCAATGTGTAGTTTTCTCGTTCAGTCTGAGTGGGCGCTATAATTCGAAGGCTCTTCGGAATATGTTTTGGTCTTGCAGGAGGAGCAACGCCTGTGCCTGCATATGTTATAGACGGCGGTATTTTAAAATACCACCCGTTTGGCATAGTCACGTCATGCACAAAGTGTTGTTTTTTCCCAGCGTTGACTTCTTCATCTAACTCCACACTAAAGCCATGAAAACTAAAGGGTCGGCAAAGAGGATCGTTGGTTTTTTTGACAACTGGGATGGGGGGAGTGCGCATGGTGTTTTCCCAAGTCTCTCCCACGAGCACCTCTTCCGCGCCTTTTTCTTGGGCATATTGGGCAAAGGGGAAAAAGGTTGTTCCAGTCGCAAAATGCTGATATTGGGTGTCTTCGCCACCCTTTAGGAGACCCGCCAAGCCTTCAAGGGTGTATCCCACATCCAGGGGAACAATACTTCCTTCCACTTGAGAACCCTTACCTTCTTTTAAAGGACCTGTGATTTTGACCGATTCATAATCATTAAAGAGGTAAAGATAATTTTGATAATTGCCCTGATATATTCCTTCAGTTACGGTACTTTGTTTAGACATATTTTAATAAAGCCCCCCTGTGCTGCCACCGGGGATGCCCGCGGGCATATTAACTTTGCCTTTCTTTTTGGTTTTCTTTTTGCCCGTTGCATCATAGCCTTTCTTTTGTCCCGTAGCTGGGGAAGAGGATCGGGCTGCGCTGCGGGTGTCTCCTGCGGGTCTGTTTCCTTGGGTTGTGGACATTCCCGTAGGGCGATCTTGTGTAGGATCGGCAGCAGGAGTTTCATTATATGCAGAGGGAATGTAGCCGGTCGCCATTTCCTCATTGTAGTCTGCCTCTACAAGTCCCTGCTCGGAAGCAAAAGAACCATAGGGAGAAGCACCCTCATCAGGCTTAATCTTAAGTTGAGAAAGCAAAATATTATACTTAGTTGTTATGAAGTCTTCTATTTTCATCTTTTTTATATAAGCCCTTCACCCAAAATGAGGGGTGGAATGGTTGTGAAGTCAGCAGTTTCCCCCTCTAATATAAAATAATTATTTATTAAAGGTAAATTTAATTCTTTTAATAAGTGTTTATCAATATAGTGCGGATATTCATAGCGTGTAATTTTACATAAAAGTCGCGAGGCACCGGGCTTATTTAAAACATCTGCGGTTAAAATAGACCATTTGGCATCACCCACATTTCTCGTCTGCACTTGCTGAATATTTCCTTCTCCATAGGGATCATCAGGATTGAGCACACTAACATCATCCGTTGTAATCTCATACCCATTTAAATATTCCACTTTTACAATGTTTTGATGGATAAACCAATAATAACAGAGCAGAAGAGGGTTAATAACATTGTTATTGATATAAATTTGATTTCCCGTTGTAAAATCCTTAAAGATTTCCAATGTAGGACCCATTCCTGTATCTAACGACAAGCTTGTGACTTGTAAAGGGGGAAAGCGACCCGAATGAACTTGTACAAATTGTGCAGCGTCCGTAGTATGTTTATTTAGGGATTTGTACGTGATATTTCCAAGCGCAACCCCGAACCAAGGTCCTGCAGCTGTCGATTCAGTAGATTGATTTTCGGTGTTTATGGGTGCAAACCCTTGGAGTGTTTGGGGTTGAGGAGGAAAAGGTGTAAAGTTAGCCGTTCCCATAGGGCATATCCAACGGTGGGAACCCCCCAAGGCAAATTTATTCGCAATACTAGCTAAAAGAAAATTTTGATTTTGTTGTTTAGAATAGGTGGCTTCATAGTTAAAAGATGAAGCCGGGGAAGAATAAATATCAATTTCCCCGCTGCCTCCCGTCTTGAAAGGCTGTGGTACGGGATTTATTCCTCCCACTCCTGTTCCCCAACCGCTATCCTTTTTCTTTTTGGATGAAGTTTTTGCAGGAGGAGTTTTGCTCACATCCTTTATCATGGCAACTTCCGGAAGGCTAGCTGCATGGCTTTGTGCCAATAAAAGATCTAGATTTTCCCTATAGATCTGGCGTTCGCTTATTGCAGTGGAGGTGCCTTTAGATTTATTATCCCATAATAATTTATTGAACTTGAGAATGGTCATGAAAAGATTTTCTAAAGTAATTGTCGCCATTGAATTTGAAGCCAAAACTTGATTGCTCATTACTGTTGGGGGAAGAAGCACACACGATTTTAAATTCGCAATGGGAAGACTAAGATAAGAATAAACACTATCACTTACCAGTTGGGTATTGAGTCCTTTGGGTTTGAAACCCATCGAAAGAGTCCCCGGATTTTTGTTTCCTTCGGGAACTAGTTGATATAAAACTTGAAGACAACCTGCTCTATAATTGTTTTTATTGATAGCTGGAAATTTCTGAGTGTTACGTTGCATAAACGCAGTAAAATCATAGCCATGATCCTCTACTTTTATTTTAGCTTGTTTTTCTGCTTCTATCACCGCGGGAGGCTTAGATGAATACACATTTCCTTTTCCCTTGGCGGTGCCGTATTGATTGTCTGATCCGGTACCCCCACCTGAAATTCCGCCTTTTCCTACACTTCTTAAGTCACTTTCAATTTGATTGACTGCATTTTTCAAAAAGCTTTCTAAAACAAGTAGCGAAGAAATGGTAGTAGTGTTTATATTACACAAATTACAAATATAGTTTATCATTTCTTTGCGTGAGATATCGGGGGAATAAAAGTACAGAAAAAAGGAACTTTCAGGACCAAGAAGATTGAATACCCCCCTGGGAACAAGTACTGTATTGCCTGTCCCTAAAAAATAAGCGCGAAAAGAAACCGGAGCCTGACCGCCTGCTTTAATTTGAGATATTGCCCAATCTTTAATCTGTTCGGTGCCGGGATCAATAGCGCTGGTTGTCTTACCGAAAGAATTGGCGCGACTTTTTTGGAGCCAAGTTACAAATTTTTGCATATCTTGGAAGGCGGCTTTGACCGTGGTTAAAACCCCCTGAGCATAAGAGACCGTAGGGTCGCTATAAGAAACTTTTATTTTATATGTTTTCTCTGTCAAAGAATGATTTTTTTTCTTAAAGCAATAGCTTTCTATTCCTTCCCCGTTGGTTGCATAAGTAATATCTTTGCGACTTACATAAAAATAAGGCACTTGTCGAGTATTCGCGTCTTTGGCTTGAAAGGCTTGCGTGGCTTGAGCCTGTGCAGTAGAAGGAAGCGCCGCTAAACCTGCCGGGGGATCGTCTTCATTGTAAATCACATTCGAGTTTTTATTTCCCTCTAAGGTGCCTAAAAGTTTATTATCTTCATGAATGGTTAATAATTTTAATTCCGCGGCGCGGAGCATCTGTTCAAGGGTGTCAGGCGCTACTTTGGCAGCATTTTCAAGCAAAAAAGGCATTGCTGAAGAATTTTTAACTAAATTCTTTTTGTCCACCCCAAAAAAGCCATTTATATTCCACTCCTTATCTTGCGACAGGAATATCTCGGT